CAAAAAACCACGTACCATATATATTGTTGAGTGAGAAAATATTTAAATTATGTTGAAGGAGTTATAGATTATGAGTAAAAAGAGAGTTTCAGTTAATGAGTTCGGTGCCGCAACCAAAGAGTTGTTCGGTACCTTAGACGTTACAAAGGCAAATATGGACACGGTCTCAACGACCTACAATATTTGCATCCCATCACAGTGTAAGTATGCTGAAAAAGTTTCAGTTAGCCCAGTGACCCGTAGACTGCCGGTGACCGAGGAAGTTCCGGCACCCTTGATGCCTGTTGCTGAAACTATTCTGAGGCCAGTTGCTCCTGCTCCCGTCACTGAAACGGCAGTTGAAATGCCTACGCCTACCGCAGCCAGAACTTCTGCGACCGCACTTGATACTACCATTTCATTTATTCCAAAAACTGACAAATCATTTGTCTCTTGGGGTAATGTTACCGACATCAAGCGAATTTTGAAATCTCGCTTGTTCTTCCCGATTTATTTAACGGGTATGAGTGGTAACGGTAAAACATTCGGTATTGAACAAATTTGTGCAATGCTTGGTCGTGAAATGATCCGAGTTAATTTCACCGCTGAAACTGACGAAGATGATTTGTTTGGAGGCTTCCGTCTTGTGAATGGCGAGACTGTCTTCCAATATGGTCCAGTTGTTGAAGCAATGAAACGCGGTGCGGTTTTACTACTTGACGAAGTTGACCTCGGTTCTTCCAAGATTATGGCTCTCCAGTCAGTTCTTGAGGGCAAGGGTTACTTCATTAAGAAACGCGCTGAATGGATTGAGCCTGCTGATGGGTTCACAATCATCGCTACTGCTAATACGAAAGGTAAGGGTTCAGACGATGGTCGCTTTATCGGTACCAACGTGATGAACGAGGCTTTCCTTGACAGATTCTCTGTTACGATGTATCAGTCTTACCCTACAGAGGCTATTGAGAAAAAGATTCTCACGAAAGCCGCTGAAAGTTTCGGTATTGCTAGTGAATCACTCGGCAAGTTTATCCCTAACTTAACAATGTGGGGTGATATCATCCGTAAGACTTTTGAAGAGGGCGGGGTTGACGAAATTATTTCAACTCGCCGACTTGTTGATATCATCAAATCTTACTCAATCTTCGGTGACCGAGGTAAAGCCATCAAGATGGCCATTGAGCGTTTTGATGACGAAACCCGTGAGTCTTTTATGAGTCTCTACGAAAAGATTGATGCTGGTATAGCCACTGACGCCACGTCAGAAGTTACTGACGAAGTAGCCGATGAGAGCGACTGGGATGATAAAGATTCCGATGCGTAAAATGTTGAATACGCCTTGAAACTAGATAACTCCGTGGGGCAGTTTGAGTCCCCTCATTCAACAGCCTCGACCCCTTCCTCTTTTGGGGGTCGAGGTCTTTTTATAATTATGGGCTTCCTGCCGTGATATCACGGCCGTGATAGTAGCGAAAAAAATATTATGTTGGAGAATTGAATGAGCGATAACGACTTTGAAGTAAAACCTCCTTTCCCGTGGAAATACGGAGAGGGTCAAATTTTAGATACAATAGAATCCCATCTTAAATCGACTTACTCAAGTCATTACACCAATGACAAGGATGACCTCCAGACAATCGATGTATTTGCATATAGAGGAACACTCGCCTCAACCTCTATAGACAACGCCATCAAGTATCTAATGAGATATGGCAAGAAAGATGGCAAGAATGAAAAGGACCTAATCAAGGCAACACACTATCTAATTCTAGCAATGGCGTTTGAGAGAAAACAGGCCGCCAATGCTAAACCGACGGAGTTTGAAAAGACACGCCGCCGACTTGTTGATATCATTAAATCTTAATAAGGGTTGACAAGTATGGTACATTCGCGTATAATTGTCATTAACAATTGAAAATAGGAGTTAGTATATTATGAAATTAAGTGAAAACACGCTTGAAGTATTGAAGAACTTTGCCTCAATCAATCAGTCGATACTCTTTACAGAGGGTAAAGAACTGAACACGGTCTCCGTGCAAAAGAATGTTTTGGCCTCAGCAACGGTGCCAGAAACATTCAAAAGTTCTAATGGTGAAGATTTTGCCATTTATGACCTCAACGAATTTCTGTCGGTTGTGTCATTATTTGACGACCCAGAGATTGAATTCGGTGAGCAATCTGCAACGATTACTTCCGCTAATGGGTCAAACTGTAACTACTGGTTTGCTGATAAGGAAATTATCGTATATCCAACCTCAAAGATTGAGATGCCGTCAAGTGAAGTGAAATTCAGATTGACAGCGGAAACTTTGGATAAACTTCAACGAGCAACTGGTACTCTAGCAGTTCCTGATTTGGTCATCCGAAGAGGTAAGAGTGACCCAAGTAAAGTGATTGCCGAAGTCCTTGATAAGAGGAACGATACTTCAAATACATTTAGTGTTGAAGTGGGCGATTACATTGGTGGTGATTCTGATACCGAATTCAAATTCTTCTTCTTAACTGAACGTATGAAGATGTTACCGGGCGATTACGATGTTGAAATTTCATCCAAGAAGATTTCAAAGTTGACCACTACAGATGGTAAACTAACTTATTGGATTGCTTTAGAACAGGATTCAACTTATGAATAAAGATTTTCTCTGGGTAGAAAAATATCGCCCTAAGAAAATTGACGAATGTATTTTATCAGATTCTCTGAAAGATACATTTCGGGAATTTTTGTCGAATGGGGATATGCCAAATCTCTTGCTGAGTGGTTCAGCAGGAACAGGCAAGACCACTGTCGCCAAAGCCCTATGTGAAGAACTTGGTTATACTACGTTAGTTATTAATGGATCGCTTGATAGAAATATCGACACGTTGCGGAACGATATCTCCACGTTTGCTTCTACTGTCTCCTTTGATGGTGGGAAGAAATGTGTTATATTAGATGAGGCAGATTATCTGAATCCACAATCGTTTCAGCCTGCACTACGTGGCTTCATAGAGCATTTTTCCAAGAATGTAAGATTCATCTTGACTTGTAATTTCAAGGACAAGATTATCGAACCAATCCACTCCCGAACTACATATATTGATTTTAGAATAGGCAACAGAGAATTGCCTGGTCTAATGGGCGATTTTATGAATCGAACAATCAATATACTCGGTGAAGAAGGTGTTACAATCGAAAGTAAGCCAGCACTGGCTGAATTGATTAAACGCCATTTTCCTGATATGCGTAGAACACTAAATGAACTCCAGAGATATTGTGCAGGTGGCACTGTTGATACTGGTATTCTCGCCCGAGTTGGACAAGCAGACTTAGATAGTTTAATGACGATGTTGAAAGACAAGGATTTCAGCGGTATGAGACAATGGGTTGTTGATAATATCGATACAGACCCGATTGCAATTTATCGTCAAATGTATGATCAGATGCACCAGTATTTACAACCACAAAGTATCCCGCAGGTAGTCTTGCTGATTGCAGATTATCAATACAAACAGGCATTCGTACAGGATGCTGAAATTAATTTAGTCGCTTTCTTGACAGAAGTGATGGTAGAGGTAGAATGGAAATGAGCGAAGTAATGTATATTAGAAATGATATGAAAATAGATAAGTGGATGGATGATAGAGGTATTACTGCTAACGGAACCCTTATGGGTCAGGCAATAAAAACTCTGGAGGAAACCACTGAACTTTTGGATGCCATAAATCATAATGACGATGATGCCCTAGTAGATGCCATCGGAGATATTTACGTGACTCTGAGAGGGGTTTGTAAAGTTAAAGGGATATCATTCGACAAATGTGTTCAAACAGCGTATAATGAGATTAAAGACCGAAGAGGACATTTGTCCGCTGGCGGAACATTTGTGAAGGAGAGTTAGATGAGTAAAAACGTATTCCCAGTAGTAACTGAAAAGAAAGCATTGAAGGTTGCCAACGCCAATAAATTTTGTGTCTTTGTCCACGTAAAGTCAACGTGTCCAGTATGTGACCGTTTTTTACCAAATGTAATGGAACCAATCTCTAAAATGGAGAAGTATAAAGACATTAAATTTTATCAAATCAATGAGCCTCTGACATTTCCAGTAGGTTCCCATCCGGTCACTTACTTCTTTCGAGAAGGTCGGTGTGTCCAGCATCCAGCAGGACAAGCACCCAATTGGGCTGTTGAGTCTTTACTAGATACAATCTTTCTCGGAAAGACCGCTTCATCCCGTTATTCGCCCTCTACTTTAGAAATAAATACAGAAGACACAGAATTTAATCAATACGAAGATGCCTGATTTATTTAAAGAGATTTTACCCGATATCAACTACGGACATAAGAATCTGATCCGTATGGGTGATATGGATGAAGCAGAATATGGAAGAAATTGCTTCATAATTAATCGTGCCTTGAGTATGAATGTTGATACTGTAATGTATGTAAATGAAATGAATGTCCACTATCAGTTGGACCCTTTGCTTCAATATGACTATTTTATAAATAGTTTAAGAAAGAAAAAACGCTGGTCTAAATGGGCCAAGGCTACAGGACCATCAGCAAATTTGGAACTCATTAAAGAGTTTTATAATTATAATGAACAAAGGGCCAGGGAGGTTTTAGACCTTCTCACCGAATCGGAAATTGAGGATATACGCCTCAGACTCTCAAAGGGCGGAACTGATAATGCGAACACAAGGAAGATACGATGAAGAAATAGTCGATTGGTCACCCTCAAATATGGTAGAAATTACCTTTGCTGAGGATGATGATTTTTTGAAGATAAAAGAAACTCTTACCCGAATGGGTGTAGCCTCAAACAGAGATAAAATCCTTTATCAATCAACTCATATACTTCATAAACAAGGACAATATTATATTGTCCATTTTAAAGAATTATTTGCCTTAGATGGCAAGCCGACAAACATAACAAATGTCGATATTGAAAGACGAAACGCAATCATTAACTTACTTCAGGAATGGAATTTATTAAAGATTGTACAGAAAGAAAAATTACTGCCAATGGGGAACGTGGGCCAGTTTAAGATTATATCGTTCAAGGAGAAACCCAATTGGCAACTTATCCCTAAGTATAATATAGGGGTGAAATATTAAGGGAGAAACACAAATGGCAGATGATATAGATTCTGAACAAGGTGAAATAGAGCAAGGTGATTTTGATTGGGGATTTTCCTTTTCTGACACTGATGATTCCGATATCACCACAGTTGTTCAACAAACTACACAAGCAGTAGCGGCCGACCTAGGACCGATTACTCAAAAACTAGATGCAATTCTGGCTTTAATTCCAACTGAGGGCGTGACAAACATCGAATCAGCAGATGTGGATTTATCTGGACTTGAAAACAAACTAGACCAAATTATTGCATTAGAAAAAGTTGATGCACTCACGGCAGGTGATATGCCTGACCTGGGTCCTCTTGAAGATAAACTTGATGAAATTCTTGCTAAAGAAACTACAGTCAATGCTCCTGAAGTTAATGTAGACTTGAGTGGTATCACGGATAAACTTGATGTTATTGAAACTCAAGTAAACGAAGTTCGAGACTTAGATTTTAATCAAGACGGAACAGTAGATTTTGGCGATATTAATAATAATCTGGCCGACCTGCTATCACGGCAGGAAGCCCAAGAGGCCGAGCTTGAAGCCAAAAAAGTTGAGTTTGAGGAGTACAAAGCCAAAAAACTTAAAGCATTGGAACAGTTAATTATTCCATTGTTAAAGAATTTGAAAAGTAATCCTTCCAAGGCATACATCCACTGGCCAAATCGTGCAGGAGTATTAGAAGCCCAAATAAGCAAAATTTTGTCTATAACCCGTTAATATACTGAAAAATGTATGAATATAATGCGAAACTGAAAAGGGTAATAGACGGAGATACTATAGATGCTTATATTGATTTGGGATTTAACGTATCTAAATCAATACGTATCAGACTCAAAGGCATAGACACACCAGAATGTCGCACAAGAGACCTTACAGAAAAACGATATGGCCTTGGTGCCAAACATCGAATGATTGAACTCTTGGAATCGAATGGTAACGAGTTTGTGATTCAGTCACACGGAGTTGGAAAGTATGGTAGATGTCTCGGAGAGATTTTTATCCCCGAGATTGGATATAAAGATGTTGATATGGTAAAAGAATTAACAAGCGATATGATGATTTCTATTAACCAGAGATTGATTCAGGAAGGCCACGCAATACCATATTTCGGTGGTTCCAAAGCAGGAGTTAAAGAGGCACTGATTTCAGCACGGCATTTATCGAAACTTTATGTAGAAAAACACATAAAACCACTTGACTAATCCCTGCTTATGGTGTATAATGTTTAATAAGTAGTTGAAATTGGAAATTATATTATGAAAGACATTGTTGTATTAGATATCGAAACTCTTGGTAATGTCAATAACTCGGTAATTTTGTCTGTTGGAATGGTCGCTTGTGACTCTACCAAAGATTATACGTTTAAAGAATTAATAGAGAATGGCTATTATGCCAAACTTGATGTCAAGGCTCAAGTGGATGCTGGAAGAAAAATTCACAAGGATACCCTTGATTGGTGGGTCACCCAAGATGCCGCGTTGAAACGGCTGAAACCGCTAAAGACGGATTTACACTGGAAAAACCTGCGAGAAGATATGATTCGTTGGTTAACCAAACAAGGTGTAGACATTACAAAGGCCAAATATTATTCTCGAGGTTCCCACTTCGATTTTGGCATTCTCCACGACCTATTCAGAATTACAGAAGGATGTAGTGATACAGACCTCCCTTGGAGATTCTGGAATCTACACGATTCAAAAACAGTTATACTCACTTTATTAGATGTGAGTCACCAACTCGGCGTTGAACCTGAAGGATTTATCCATCACGATTGTCTCCACGATGCCGCGAGAGAATATTTGGCGATGGAGACCGCTGTTTATATATTTCAAGATTCACTTAACAAGGAGAAGTAAATTGAAAAATACTCCGATTGAACAGATGGAAGAGCCGAGGGGATACAATATCTCTTTGTGTTTTGAGTGGATGAATTGGGATTCCTGTCTTACTTTTGAAATTGTAACCGATGGTGAAATCAAAGATAAAGTATCAATGGTAAAAGATTTAATATCATCTTGGGGCGGTGTTGTTGAAATGGAAGATGATGGTACAGTTGTCAATTTGTCTCAATTCAAAACTGCTTACGTAGTGGAATCCAAGAAAAAGTGGGAAGAAATGGAACCAACAAAAAAGCCAAC